AGCATAAAAGCTAACTCACTAGCTTTTTGCTCATCCGCTTCAGCAGTAGAAATATTAAGCTTAATATCATATTTACCACCTAAGTCATTGCGGTTAATTGCTACAAATTCTTCATTAGTGATGCGAATAATTTCTTCATCTTCTAAGAATTCTGAATTCATAGAAATAACTTTACGTCCAATTTGATTTAACCCATTAGACAATCTGCGTAAAATACCTAGCTCCCGTTTAGATGTAGCATCAAGTGCTGATCTAATACCAGTAGCTGTAGCTCCTAAAGCTTGTCCTGAAATACCTTGAGTAAATGCTTTAACACCTGTTAATGCTTCAGCATCGTTATTTTGCATGTTTAATACTTCAAGAGCAGACCGGGGAATCTCAGGGTATATCTCCATATGAAATGCTTGTTTAGGATCTACATTAGCATTAAACTTGTAATCTTCACCTCGTTCAAATTTACGAGCGTTAGTTACATCAAGGGCATCTTTTCTAATACCTTGTTGCCCACTAGCGCTACGGCCAATAATGTCAATAATGCCACGAGTAACAGCACCCACGATTTTTTGATTATCTTCGATAAGAGCTGCATCTGGTTCTCCGTATATATTTTTACGTCTAGGTAGGTATTGAACTAATACAAAAGGAAGTTTTTTATCTGGATAAGGATTTTCTTCTAATCTAATAAAAGTACTACCTACCCAAGTAGCTACAAAAGGTTTAACCTCCCCAGTATCATCAATATCCCAATATCCCCAGTATTCACGAGCAATAACTTTCTTACGTGCTTTATCTTTAAATGTAAAAGAATCATCATCTGAATTAACTGCATGATCAGGTTCAGACAATACTGAAGCACTTTCAAAGTTAATATCATCAAGATTTTTATACCGTCCATCTTTTTTAAGTTCTGATAATGAAGTTTCAAAACTAAACACAGCAAAATTAGCTTTTTCTATATCCCCTTCACAAGTAGGATCTAATACTAAATTGTTATAATCACATACTGTTAATACTGGTTGATTCTTAGTAGTAATAGTTTTTGTTGACGCTTTTTCACCTGTTTTAACTTCTTGTTGAATAGGTTGCCCATCTGGGCCCGCAACTACTTGCACTTCTATTATATCTGTATAGACTTTACGTTTATCTTCTTCAAATTCCCAACCTACACGTACAACTACAGTACCTTCATCTACAGCTGTACGAATATAGTTATCAATAAAACTTACTTTATCCATACGGCAGTTAAGCTGGTAATTTAATAACATACCATTTTGTACTGCTGCTTCTTTATCTTCAAAAGTTTGAGGGGAAGTGTTAAATAAATCATCTGTAGATAGGAATGGTTCTGATAAAGCAGCGTAACGCCATTCAGCTTGTTTACGCGCTAATCGAGGTACGAGTTTAGAACGACCTCTCTTTGCATTAATTGTTTGTTCCCCATTAAGTACTCTTAACCAAGCATCTACTTCATCAGTATGAACTTGATGAGCTACTCGAGCAGAATCATAATCTGCTTTAAGCTCTGCAAGAGTAGGCGGGTTTTCCCAATCTACTAAACTAGCAGCATCTGTTTCAGTTGTATCTAAATTAGGATCATCTTCATGACTCATATCTTTATTACCTATTAACTATATTTTATGGCTTAGTAACACTTGCTATATGTTTATCATAGCTACTGTATTTCTTTTTAAGAAACTTATCAACTTTATATATCTTAATACCATCTACTGTACTGTGATAATCTATATATTTTTTAAACATAGAATTCATTACATCTAAAGAAATAGTACAATATATATCATCTGCTTGTACTATTTCAGACACAAAATATTTCCATACTTTAGCAAAATTCATTTTAGATACCATATCAGGAGCAATATATAACCCTGCTACCATATAGCCATTCAAAGCACGATTAAATCTATAAAATAAAACAGCTTCTCCTTCTTGTATTAAACTACTATGCGCAAATATCATTATAAAATCTCCACTACAGCAGATGAAAATGTATTACCCATACCAGCTCCTAAGCTAAGAAACTTACCAGATTCTTCTTGTACTGCTAATGCTGTTTCTACAGCAGTAGACACTCCCATAGTATGGCCAATGCGTAATTTATAGTTAATTGTTTTAATATCTCCAAATATATCTTTAATTAACTTACTTTCTATATCATTATCATTTGAAAAAGTACTATGAGTTTTTATAAAATCAATATTATCTGTATTAACTCTAGTCATTACTTTTTTATATCCAATGCCTTCACATGAAATACCTAATGGAGACACATGATATTCCGCTGCTATATGTATATCTTTAATTTTAGCTAATACATTGTTGTTTGTATTGTAATTACACGATTCACTTTCAAATACTGATATATTGCATGCTTGTCCTAAGTGAAATTTAATAATATCTAAGTTATCTTCTTCATTAGCTAATTTACTTAATTCATGTTCGCCAAATACATGTAAGTATTCTTCTGAAAGCCCATTATCTACTGCGATAACTACAACTGCGTCAAGACGCTCTAATTGCAATAAAGTGTAAGCAGTATACCAAGCAGAATGCCCACTAATACAACTTACACTATCTGTTGATATATAATCAAAAGATCCTAATTGACTAGCTAAATACCCAGCGTATACTTGAGTAACTGCCATAGGTGCTAATCTAAACACAGGATACTGATCAGTTTTAGGAATACATGTTGTGTACCCCATCCAACAAGTACTGCCTGAAGCTAATATTAACCCTACTTTACGAGTAGGAGTAGCTAATAATTTTTTAATATAATCCCGAGTTCCAGGGGCAGCTCCATGTTTACCTGTAAGAACATATCGTACTAATTCGCTAGCTACTAGTTTAATTCCTTTTGTAACTAACTTGCCTCCTCCATTTCCGACTTGATGAACATACTGAGGATATGGAATATGATCTAATAAAGTCAACTTTTCTGAATAAACAGAATTAGTATGAGTCAGTAGCATATTAGGACTTTGAATTATCCGTTTTAGATCGTATAGCGTCATCATCATTATTAAATGAATGTTTAGAATACGCCATAGCATCATTATACGTAAAAGTTTGAGTAGCTTCTCTACTTATAAAATCTTTTAAAGTTCTAATAGTAAAATCCTTTTCTTTTGCAAGCTCTTGAAATTTATCTTCAGGAATGCCAAAAAAATCAGATACCCAAATAAAAAACATCATAACACTTAGGCTATCTAACCCATGAAGGTTAAAACTATCATCCATACTAGTTATTGGTTCGTATTCCTCATCTTCATCATGATCTTCTTTTAAAATTATATTAACAATGTATAAAAATTCTGGATCATCGAATGTAAATTTAACTTTTTCCATAGTATTAAATATATTATCATTAAAAGGGATAATAAATATGCATTAAACCTATAATAGCAATGTTACTTATGTATTATATAACAAATATGCGTGTATAGTGCAAATTAGAACTATAGCTTATTAAAGTAATCAATTAAAAAGGAGATAACGTGGGAGACCTAACAGATAATTTTAGTAGAGCTGAATATACCTGTAAATGTGGATGTGGAAAAGATAATATTAAAGATGAACTAGCTATAAAAGTGCAGCAAGTTAGAGATATCTTAGGTAGATCTATAACTATAAATAGTGGCATTAGATGCAGTAATCATAATAGTGCAATTAATGCAACACCTACATCTAGTCATATAGAAGGATGGGCTGCTGATTTAGCATACAACGGAGCCTCAAATAGGTATGAGCTACTGCATGCTGCTATGCAAGTCTTTGACAGGGTTGGGATTGCAAAGACTTTTATACACGTAGATGTAGATGCTAACAAGACTGCCGGTGTAGTTTGGATGTATTCTTAATTAATGCATTCTTGACATTGCTATAACATAAAAACTTGCTAATAATACAAACACAGCTACTGATCCTCCCATAATCCAAAGAAACAGTTTCATTAATACCCCTTTTTTACTTTCTTTTTCTTTTTAGGTTTACGCGGTGTAGTTGTAATTGGTTGTTTATTTGGTTTGACTACGTCATATCTTTCATAGTAAGTCATAGTTTTTTCCGTTTTGAGATTTTAAGTCTATTCTTTAAATGTTCTTTTTCAATACTTTCTTTACTCTGTCCAAAGTATTCAACAGCTAAATGCTGTTTAACCATTTGTTGGTTTAAATTAACTTCATCAACTACTATCTCACCAAGTATTCTACCAAATTTACCCTTCTTATCTAAATAGGTTCTAAGCGTAATGTAAGAGCCCTTCTTACACCTATCTTTTAAGAACTGAGCTGATAGCTTACCGTAGAATTTCTCTTCTTTATCGCGTGTTCGTGACTCAGGAGTATCTATTCCAAATAGTCTAATTCTTTGGTTAGAAAGAATAATACTAAACCCTAGATCTATATCTACATCTATAGTATCCCCATCTACTACTTTAACTACTTTTGCTTTGTATTCATTCATACGTGCTATTCCCTGGTTGCCATCAAGGTTATTCGAGTATTCTTTTTGTTTTACCTTTAAGTTTATCAACCACACCTTTATCTTTTTTACACACTTCTCTATATATGTCGTTGTTTCTACTAACTTTAGATAGATCTTTACTGACGACTTCAGGAGGGTTACTGTCCAGTAACCATTTCTTAGTCGCGTCATTTAGTTTAATTTCGTCATACCATAAACACTCTTTAGAGTAGTAGTCATTATGGTCATAAAATCCTAAACCAAAATTAACTACAGGAGGTATTAATTCAACTAAAGGTAAACCACTACATCCCATCGAGAACATCAGGCATACCAGCACGAGTCCTAACTTTAGCTTTAGCTTCATCAATCTCTTTTTCCACATCATTTTGAGCAGCCATTCCTTTAGGATGGTTAATGTTATTAAATACATTACCTGCTAACCAGTTGAATATAGGCCAAACAGTTCCAAGCACTGGGATCTTTTGTACAAATTTATCAGGTAAAGAACCTGTGATTGCTGTAAATAGCAATACTATTTGTCCTACTATTGCAAACCATCCTTGTCCTTCAAACATTGCAGCTATATCCATATTATTCTCCTAAGTTTACTTTATACCAGTGATTTGGATGTCTAATAAATGTTGGGCTATTTATATCATAAATAGCATAGCAATTATCATTAGATGATTTAAATACCATTTCATTAGCATTTCTTGGTCTAAATTTACATGATACTGGATTAGCATTGTAACTTACCTCTAAACCGGATTTATGTATAATCTGTATTTGTGTTGGGATCTTATTCACAGACCAATTAACTAATTTACTTGGAGATGGAATCATAAGTATGATCGTTATGATCAACTCATTCATTTTTTCTTAGTCGTATCCCGATCAGTTCCCATTTTCCAAGTAGCAGCACCACCTATACCAAGTAGACCCCATGCTTCCTGTGAAAAACTGTGAAAACCCATCATCTGACATCCCATCATTAATGCACCTACTAACATTAGTGCATATGTTTTATATCCTGGTATTGCTTTATCTATAAAACCAATTATAGTTGAAATTACTGGTGTCATATTATTCTCCTAGTTATGAGCTATTAGCCATATAGCTAAGGTTACCGCACTAGCTAAAAAAAACCAAACTCTAGTCATTTTTCTTATCTAAAATATGAGTAAGTATAATGTCTACATTACGTTCAATAGGTTTTATTACTAAACGTAGATCCTCTTTAGTAGCCACTACTTTTTCAAGAGCAGATATACGTTGATCTAGTAAATCACTTTTAGAATACACCCTTTTTGTGATAAAACCGCCTAATAACACAACAACGCCAATTAACATTTCATTAAACTTATCAGATATCATTTTTTTCTCTAGATGTGTAAGTTTTAATATGTTTTATCTTATCTGCTTTGTTTTTCTCCATATCGTTAATACGCCTATGAATTGACGTAACATCTGTTTTGTGTTCCCCACGTCCAACACTTAAATGCTGATTTTCATCTACTCGTCTATCTAACTCATGTACTAATGTTGCTATATTAGCATGTTCTAATTTTGTATCTTGAGCATCAGCTTTTCCTTTTTCAAGAATATCGATTTTACTTGTTATGCGGTTCAAGGCCCAGCTTCCAAGCCCAATAAACAACACCCATAAATGCTCGAGAATACTTGCTGTTATATTCATTTTGTTTTACTCATTGCTGCTAATGGATTTTCAAGAGCTTTAGTTATTTTCTTATCTAGTTTATTCTCTAATGCTTCTATTTGGCTATCTACATGTTGTAATTTATTATCTACTTTTTGTAGCTTATCATCCCATCGTTTAGATGTGTTAGCTATTAGTGCTCTTACTTCATTCTCCGCATTCCGCATTGCTGTTCGCGTCTCTAAGCCGTCTTCTCTTGATCGTTTATCTATTGCAGCTATTTGATCTGAAAATCCATTAATATCTGTCTTCATAGTTGTTCTTATATCTCGTGTAGTATCTTGAGCTTCATCTACACTTTCTTTTATAGAGTTAATCTCAGTACTAATCAGTTCTTTTGTAGTATTAACCTCAATATCTAGTATTCCTAACTGCTTATCAAATGCAGAAAGATCTGGTGCTACATATGACGTTATTTGTTTCTTCATATCCTGGTAATCTTTATAGAACTCAAATCCACCCCAAAGAGCACCACCAACAGTACCTAATAAAGATATTATGACGAATAATTTACCGCCAGTTGCTTTTATTCCTCCGTATTCTACTTCCATAGTTACTTACTATTTATACTGTGAATTAATCATCTTATCCATCAGTGTATCACTACCTAATGCGTAAATGGAACCTAAAGGATCTATAAGTGTAGCCTCATAAGGAACTTCACTAGTATAAAATGCAGCATCTGGTATTTCTTGTTGTTGGTAAGCACGAAATCCTGGTGTTCCAAGAATACTCATTAATGCTAGTTTAGTACTATCTGTATCTCCTCCTGCCATCGAGACTGCTTGTAGTACTCTTGTAACTATAGCCTGTACAGCTTTAGCTTTATCTGATTTAGTTTGTTTTGATTCAGCTTTAGATTTACTTACTACTGATTTAACTTTAGCTACAGCAGTAGCAACTTTAGGTGCAACTGGTGCTGGAGTACTAGGAGCAGCCATACCAGTATTAATCTTTATTTGTTGGATTGCGCCTCCTACAGAAGGAACTGACATACTTATAGCACCTGGGCTTGCTGCTACAGGAATATTAAGAGATTGTGTTCCACTTGGAGTAACAACGTTAATTTGCATATTTGCTGTATTCATATTCATGCTATCTATAAGAATATCATCGACAGCATTAGCAACTAAATTTAAAATAGTATCTTCTGCTTGATTAATAAGATTATAAGTAGAAGTTAAGTTGATCGCATTTGTTTGTGGCCCATTATACCCATGAGTTAAACTAGTGCCCTCAAGTATTAACCCAAATGTAGCAAGTGAATACGCTAATGTATTTTCAGGAACTATTAATTGACTAGTTATTGTTTCATATGATTGTCCTGCATGAGTAGTAAATTCCTGAGTATCTGAATAAGTAGTAGTACCGTCTGTTACTTTAATTTGTACTGTAAATGCATCACCGCCTATGTAGTTCCTATCTCTTAAGCCAATAGAACTATCCATAGTAAACCCTTGAAGCATTTCAGCTTCAGTCATAAATGTTTTGATATTATTAGTAATATTCCAATCGCCACCATGACTGTCCCAGTACACTACATCATCGTCAGAACCGCCATCAGAGTAAATATTAGATCGTGGATCCCATGAACAAGCTGCATCATTTCTGCCACAAACATGAGTAGCTCCTGTAGATTTCTCTGTTACATCAGCAGTAGTTGCTGTATCTGCAAATACAGGAGTACAAAACAACAAGATAATTAAAACTACATGTAAGTAAATCTTATTCATAAGGATTCCAGCCCTCATTGTATGACTTATCTGTATCTTCTGAGCTAAATGTATCTAGCCTGACAACCTTATCGTGGTTTTCTTTCTTATTTCTCCATTCATGATAATCAGGTCTTCGGTATGGCTCTTTATCCCATATTACTTTTGCGGCTTCTCCAATTTTTCCATCTATAGGACATGGAGTACCTGCCATTTCCATAGCTTGAAACACTCTAGTATCCTGACATAGTAAAGACACAGAGGCTACTTTCATGCCCATACCATACAGAGAACGTGCAAGCTTTAGTCTTTCACAATTTTTATCTTCAACTGTTCTACCAAAAGAAAGACCAAACCATGCAGATTGAGCTGCACCACTAATACCGGTAGTACACACATCTTGATTATTTATAATTATATTTGGGGATACAGCTGTGCTTGGTGTTCTATCTACTGTAGTTGTACCAGTAACTGTTGAAGAACTAACGGTATTACTATCAACAGCGTACAACGTAGAAGGTAACCAAAATATTATACATACAATAAGAACAATAAAGTAATTCATTAGTGTGGTGCCGGAGCTACCTGTGGAAGCAAAATATAAAGCCCATACATGCACCCCAGTAATATTGATATGTAGAGTATTAATTTCATTCAACCCATTGTGTATTATCTTCATCCCATTGATACCACTTGCTGTAATCAGGATAAGCTGTAGGTGCGTTCCACTGACAAGTATCATCGTCTAACGTCCACGATGGGTAAGGTTGTGGGCTATAAAAAGCATCTCTAGTTGAATCGTATGTATAACCTATGCCAGCGTAATTTTTTCTTAGTGCTACACCACTATCTGGAGTGTTTGAATCTGGAGCATAATGAACTCCACCTCTGGTGTTGTATGAAGTTTGTATCCACATAGATGCATCACCAAGTTTACCACTGTCGATAAAATCTTGATCTACAACATGAACACGTTGAACTATATTTTCATTATCTATTTCAGCAAAATGACTCATAATTTATTTCCTATTGAAATTTGTAACGAATAATTACCACACCAGAACCGCCATTCCCACTAGTTCCTGATCCTGAACCCACACCGCCACCGCCTGATCCTGTATTTGCCGTACCATTACCTCCACTTCCATTGCCAGAGCCAGAATGTCCACCCCCACCAATTCCACTTCCTCCTGCCCCACCATTGCTATAACCTGCATAACCTGAGCCCCCACCTCCACCAGCACGGATTACTGGCGATCCAGTTATAGAACTAGATGAACCAGAACCACCTACACCACCATTTGAACCAGCATTACCACCTATACTTCCAGCACCACCTCCACCTGCACTTGAATATGGAGCGCCTACAACACCAGTACCTCCAGCATTTCCCTGACCAGCAGGAGAAGCAGCACCTCCTGTTGTTACGACACCGTTACCTCCAGATCCACCACCTCCAGATCCACCTGCTTGACCAGCACCCCAGTAACCACCACGACCTCCCCCAGTTGCAACAATGTCTGTTATAGAAGCATGTGAGATTGATGAATTTTCACCGTTAGTACCAGCTCCTCCAGATCCACCTATTCCAGAGCCACCACCACCCACATCTATGGTATACGTAACTGCGGTTACAGCAAAGCTTGAGGCGGTAAGATAGCCACCAGCACCACCTCCACCAGCAGCCCCAGATGAGCCAGCACCTCCACCAGCAATAACTAGATACTGAATGATTGCATCATCACCCAATGTTGTAATTTGGAATGTTCCATCACCAGTAAATGTAGCTACTTTATAATCTGTTACCCCATCTTGAACATGCGTATTACCACCATTTGCCACTGTCCAAGATACATGTTGCCAAGTATCACCATTTTTAGATGTGTAGAGTGCAGCAGTTCCACCATTGTGAGTTGCTATAGTATCTTCTGCTATTCCATTAATTGTTGCTAAAGTTGGCATAATTTTTCCTTAAGCTAGAGTGACGTAATCAGATGAAGGCGCAAAGAATATAGTTGTAGCTGTTAATGCATATCCGACTGTTCTAACAACATCACTTGTTCCTGTAGGTTTAGTTGCTGTAATCCCACCAGCAGTAGTATGAATGTAAAGCGGGACACCAACACCAAAACTCCATGAAGAATTTACAATAAAACTACCAGAAAGAGCTACGTTCACAGCTGCTCCATCACTTTTTACTTCCATCGCAATTCCTAATAAACTAATTGAAGTACCTGTACCATTTGCGTCAGCTTCTTCCCACCTACCATTTGGATCAAGATAAACTAAATCCCCAATAGCTGTAGTATACCCAGCAAGTACATCATTAGTTTGTGGGCCATTAATTGTATAATCTGGAGTTGGAGTAGCATCAAGACCAGCTAGTTTACTTTGGTCTATTGCTGCTGTTGCACTAATGTCATTATCCACAATATCTACCAATTTACTTTGATCTATTGCTGCTGAAGCATTAATATCTGCGTTAACTAAAGAATTTGTTACCCACTCTGGAGCCGTAGCCCCTGCATTTATTTTTAAAGCTTGTGCAGCAGTTCCTTTAGCTAATCGTTGTAATCCACTACCATCTCTGAAAAGTATATCACCTTGAGTTGTTATAGTAGTTCCTACATCTGTCCCATTAGTACCATCTGTACCATCCGTACCGTCTGTGCCATCTGTACCAGCAGTTCCTAATTGAGCCATTATGCTCCAATAAGTTGCACTTGGAGGAGCAGTTCCGGTTACTGCTAGTATACACACATAAGAAGATCCACCAGATGATACAACATCTTGTGCAACATAAGCAGTTCCACCTGAATAGGCCCCTTTCCAATTAAACCTTATCGCTCCTAAGTCTACTGTAGCCATGATTATTTTCCTTTAAAAGTTAAATTGTACATCTTAATTGAGTGCCAACAAGCGACCAAGTAAGGCCAGAAGAAGCAAAGATTACATCATTAAACCCACTATAGGTAGATGCACTAATACTGTCTGCTCCACTATTAGTTGTAGTTAAAAGTAAGTGCCCATTTGCATCAACATCAAACCCATACACTTCAGGTGATGAAGCTACATTAGAATTTAATATTGTAGCAAGAAATGTTGAATTAATATTTGAACTATTAATTGATCCAGCTATTGGAGTACCAAATGAAATAGATAATCCAAGATAGATTACTTGTATTACTATAGGATTAGCTACTAATGTTGTAAATACAAGACTTGTGTTTGTAATTTCGAAATCTGTACCATTTTTTTGAACTACCCCATCTAACGTAACAATAACTCCGTTAGTTAAAGTTTCATAAGTTAAGGCATAGGTTGTTGTCCCGTCTCCTACAAAACTATCTGTTCCTGCATTTCCGTAGTTAACTGATCTTCCTATATACGCCATTTATACTATCTCCTTCCATTCGGTGTTGTCTTCATCCCAATCATACATTTTACCATCATCTGGGTGAACTGTTGGAGGTTCCCATCTACAAGTAGCATCATTTAGTGTCCAAGATGTAAAAGGTTGTGGGGGTATAAACGCATCTCTAGTTGAGTCATATTTATATCCTATCCCTGCATAGTTTTTTCTTGTTTTATCTTTATACGTTTGTCTCCACGTAAAATTGCTATCGTAAATAGTACGCAAATAGCTAATACCAGAACTTTCATCTACAGCAACCTCATCTGCTACAACAACACCCTGTATTACAATATTGTTTTCATCTAATCTAACAAAACGACCCATTACTTATCTCCTAAGCTGTGTATGTTCCTGCCCCAGTAAAAGTTATTACTGTATCTGATCCGCTTGAAACTGCTGTACCACCACTAACACCACTACTATTATAATCTGTTGTAGCTATTCTAAGAATAACTACCCCATTGCCACCATCTCCACCACCTCCATATGAACCCGATCCATATGATGAGCCTCCCCCGCCTCCTCCCCGCCCATCTGTACCGTTGACTCCTAGACCCGAAGCACCAGCATATTTACCGCCATTTCCACCGCCTCCATTTCCACCAGCTCCACCAATTCCTGTAGCCCATCCTTCTGAACCGCCTCCTCCACCTCCAGCATAATAAAGCGCACTTCCAGTAATACTATTTGATTTGCCAACACCTCCTGCACCACCTGTGGTAATACCTACGTAATTAGACCCTACTGCTCCAGCTCCACCCCCGCCCCCAGCTGGCCAACCTCCTCCTGACCAAGCGTTTCCACCAGCATAACCTTCAGGGATTGATGGTGCGCCTCCATTACCGCCAGTATTACCAGCTACTCCCGATCCCCCACGATATCCTCCACCACCAGAACCACCAGTTCCCGGAGAATATCCATTATATCCACCGCCCTGACCACCAGCAGTTGCAGTAATTGTTGTAATTCCAGTTCCGCTTAATGAAGAATAGTCTCCTGCGGTAGCAGCACCACTTGTACCAAAAGATCCTAACGGCCCTCCTGCACCTCCTAATCCCACATATGCTGTATAAACATTACCCTGTGTTAACGTAATGACTGTGCTACCATAATTTGTTCTATAGCCTCCTGCCCCGCCCCCACCGCCATAAGTTCCACCACCACCTCCTGCACCTGCAACAACTAAATATTCTATATTTCCAACAAAATTCTGAATAGTGATACTATCTGCGCTACTAGAAGCTGAATCATGATAATACCCTGCTGTATCTATAGCTTTGGCAGTTACAGAGTAAGTAGCTTCTACTGTGAATTGAATAGTTACTACAGGATTATTAGTAGTAAAGCCAGTACATTCAACGGTATTACCTACCTTAGATGCTATACCAGTGTTGACATTACCAAAATTAAAGTTACTAGAACCTATATCTAATATAAGTTTATTATCGTTAATGTCATTAGAAGTAATTGTGTATGCAGCATCTGTTAAAGTACCAACGTTAGCAGGACTACTTATAGCAGGTGCTGATAATGTTGGATTAAGAATAGTAATGCTATCTGCACTACTAGCAGCCGAAGTACCATAATATGATGCTGTATCTGCAGCAGTAGCTGTTACAGAATAAGTAGCCTCTGCTGTAAATTGAATAGTTACTACAGGGTTACTAGCACCAAAACTAACACATTCAACTGTGTTACCGACTTTTGAAGCGGTTGCTCCAGATACGCCTTGATAAGTAAAATTAGCTGTACCTGGATCTAATATAAGTTTGTTATCATCAGCATCATTAGAAGTAATTGTGTATACAACATCTGTAGCAGTGCCGACATCAGCAGGACTACTTAAACTAGGAGCTGTTAGTACTCTATTAGCAATTGTAATATTATCAGTATTACTAGCAGCTGAAGTTCCAAAAGAACCATCAATTTTAACAGACGTAGCTGTTACTGAATAAGTTGCTTGAGCTGTGAATTGGATAGTTACTACCGGATTATTGGTAGTAAACCCAACACACTCAACAGTATTTCCTACGTGCGATGCAGTACCTCCCCCTGAAACATTTACGAAGGTAAAGTTAGCTGTTCCAGGATTTAGTATTAATTTATCGTCATCAACTGTAGTTGAAGTTATTGTGTAAATAACATCTATAGCAGTACCAACGTCAGCAGGGCTACTAATAGTAGGGGCTGTTAATGCTGTTGTAAGGTTCTTAGTTACTGTATTTGAATCAGCTAGACCTAATGAAGCTGTAGTAGCTATAATTGTGTAAGAAGGTAAGCCACTTGTGTGAGTTACTACAAATTCGCCTGAAGCATTTACTGTACTTACAGTACAATTGGTTGGAGTAATAGTCCAAGAAAGATCATCCGACCAATTAGTAATTGTATGAGTTACTGTTCCACCATAAAGTACTGACAGAGTTCCAGTTACTGTTGGTAAATCTAATTGTGTAGCCCCTATAGCTACTACTTGCCAAGTATTGTCACCTCTTAAGAATTTTGTGTTATCTGCTGCACCAGTTCCTAATCTAGCTGTATTTACAGTTCCACTACTAATATTATCAGCATTAGTTGTATCTGTTGTTGCTGAAGTAGCTAATCCATGAGAAGGAATTGAGGTAACTGCACCTGATAATTTTGAAGTTACTATAGCTGCATCTGATTTGATATCAGCATCTATAATAGAATCATCAGCAATATCAGCTGAAAGAACAGTCGAATCTTCTAACGACTTTGAATTAATTTTACTAATTGCCATTTATATCTCCTTCCATTCTAAATTATCTTCATCCCAACCATACCTTTTGCCATCATCTGGGAGAGTAGCTGGTGCATTCCACAAACACGTATCATCATCTAACGTCCAAGACGGATAAGGTTGTGGAGCGTAAAAAGCATCTCTTGAGACATCATATGTAAACCCAACACCAGCGTAATTTTTTCTCAACCCCTCACCATCTGAAACTGTTGAACCATCTGAATAGTGTTTACCATTTCTAGTGTTATACGAAGTTTGAACCCATTTACTAGCTTCTCCGACTGCTCCACTATTTATAAATTTTTGCTCTGCCGATATAACTCTTTGTACTATGTTGTTATTATCTATTTCTGCAAAGTAACTCAATTTATATTCTCCTTATTGGAATTTGTAGCGGATAACTATTATACCACTACCGCCATTTCCAGCGATAGCAAATGATCCTGAACCTCCCCCTCCACCGCCAGTATTTATAACTCCTCCAGTTCCGTTTGTGTTAGAACTTCCACCAACACCTCCACCATGAGAAGCTGATCCATAGGCAGAAGATGTACCGCCGCCTCCTCCTCCACCAGCATAGCCAACAGGCGATCCAGTGATTGAATAATTTGTTCCTGCTCCTCCATTACCAACGTTACCACTTATTGAATTTTGACCAGCTGCACTATGCCCACCTCCACCACCTCCACCATATGGAGAGGTATAACTTATAGTTGCACCACCATTATTCCCCTGCCCACCTATTCCTGTTCCACCAGCAGTTACGGAATGTCCACCACCACCTCCAGAACCACCACTACCCGGAGTTATATAAGAACTATAACCACCTGCCCCAAAACCACCTCCTGTTGCTGTTAAAGTAGAAATAGAACCTCCAGAAAAACTACTAGTATCCCCCTTTGCTCCACTTAGGTAAGTTGAACCAGTTGCTCCAGGCCCTCCCGCACCAACAACTGCAGTAAAAGTAGCTGCCGTCACCGTTAGGTTTGTGCCATAAAGTAGACCCCCTGCTCCTCCAGCACCAGCACCTGCCCCGCCGCCAGTTCCAGAGCAACCTCCTCCTCCTCCGCCAGCGACAACAAGGTATTCTATAACTGCATCATCACCTAATGTTGTAATTTGGAAGTTAGAAGTACCACTAATAAATCTATGATATTTATAATCTCCATCAATAGTTCCAGCAGATACCTCTCCACCATTAGCAACCATGCCGACATAATTAGCAATAGTAATACTATCTGCACTACTACTGGCTGAAGTTCCATAATACCCTGTTGTATCTACCGCTGTGGCAGTTACAGAGTAAGTTGCTTCCGCTGTATACTGAATAACTACGGCAGGATTGTTTGTAGTAAATCCTGTTACCTCAACTGTGTTTCCTACTATACTTCCCGCACCAGGTGTCACACTTACCAAAGTGAAGTTAGATGAACCTATATTTAATATAAGTTTATTGTCTTCTGCATCATTTGAAGTAATTGTATAAGTAACATCTGTAGCAGTCCCAACATCTGCGGGACTACTGATAGCAGGAGCTGTTAATGCTCGATTAGCAATAGTGATACTATCTGCACTACTGGCAGCTGAGGTTCCGAAAGAACCATCGATCTTAACTGCTGTAGCAGTGACAGAGTAAGTTGCTTGGACTGTAAATTGGATTGTTACGACAGGATTACCAGTACCAAAACCAACACATTCAACAGTATTACCAACTTTTGATGCCGTACCTGGCCCTGATTCACTTTGGTAGGTAAAGTTAGCTGTACCAGGGTCTAATATAAGTTTATCATCACCAGTATCAGTTGAAGTGATTGTATACACAACATCTATAGCAGTACCCACATCTGCAGGACTGCTTAAAGTAGGTGCTGTTAGTGTAATTGTTATATTTTTAGTAACTACTGCAGAATCAGCTAATCCAAGAGAATCCGTAGTTGCTTTAATTGTATAAAAAGGTACGCCACTTGTATGAGTCACAACAAATACACCAGAGCCATTCACCGCTCCTACTGTGCAGTTGGTTGGAACAATTGTATAAGAGACATCATCTGACCAATTAGCAACTGTATGACTTACTGAGCCACCAGAAAGCACCGATAAAGTTCCAGTGATTACTGGAGAATCTAACGCTCCAGAAGCCTGTGTAGTCCAACTAAGCACTCCTGCACCATCAGTTTTTAAAACTTCATCAGCATTCCCATCAGTAGTAGGTAAAGTTAATGTATAAGAAGAGTTTGTAACATGAGCAGGACTTTGAATACTTACTCCATGTGTATTTTGACTACAATTTAAAGTAATCTTTCCGTCTGTAGATGAACCATCACCTTGAGCTATTATTGTTCCAGTTAACTTGTTAGCAGCTAATGTAGCAAGTCTAGCTTCTGCTACGGTCCCTGTAGTTAGATTAGTCGCTGACAACGTAGTTAAATCTATATTAGAATTTAACGCTGTAGAAGGTAACCTAGCATCTATAATTGTGCCTGTTGTTATCTTACTGGTATCTAAATCAGGTATTTCAGCAGCATCTAGACTAATTCTAGCGTTATCTATTGTACCAGTCAGTTTACTTGCTGCTATGCTTACTAACATAGCATTAGTAATTGATCCATTAGCAATTGTAGGTACAGAAGTATGCTGGGCTTTTCCTAAAAACAAACAATACATTGTATCTGTTGCTGCTGTTGCTGCAGATAAAGTTAATGCTGTACCACTTACTGTATAAGCGTAGCTTGCTCCTGGTTGTTGCCTAACATTGTTAATAAACAATGCTATTTCATTTTCATTAGCAGCTGCAGTATCTAATACGTACGCAGCAGTTGCAGTAACTGTAAAGTGTTGTACTGTTAAATTACCGTAATTTTCAGCAGGTGTATTTCCTATATATGCCATTCAATTCTCCTATATGCTAATTGCGTCAACTGTGCTTACCCATACATCTGCAGAAGAAGCTGTATCACTTTTAACATACATTACATCACCAGAGTGAACAACCATTTTGGCTCCACCATCTAAAATTTGTAAAGATGATCCTTGAGGAATAGGGGCACTTTTAACTAAATAAATATCCTGAGCACCATCATTTACATAAACATCTACAGTGATAGACGCACTGGGTAATATGTTAGAAACATGTATTCCAATAACAGTGTCGTAACTGTCACTAGTAAAAACAAGTGCAGCTCCTGTGCCTACGTTATTTTGTGTATATCTTCTAAAATCTTGAGCCATTTAATATCTCCAATAAAATATATGCTGGTATGCTCACAGAGCAATACTCATTGCTGTTGAAAAACCCTTAGAAGCATGATCACCATCGCCAGTTAAATCATTTAACATAGCGGCTGTAAGTCGTAACTCAATAGTATCCCCGGACAGCGCAGAAGCAGCTGCTGTATTATCTTGTGCACGTACACATGTGAAGGTATTTACCGATACACTAGTTACTTTAACAACTTCAATATTAGCAAGACTAACTATAGTTAGATACATGTGATCCCCAGCTGCTAAGTTAGGGAAGCTAAGGACACTAGTTACACTAATAGAGGTAGCAGTATCTGTTATACCAGCGCTCAGTGTGGTAGTAGCATTATTTGTAAATTTAACTGCCATTAATATTCTCCTAAGAAATAGTTACTGCCCAACTAACTGTCATTGTATCAGCAGCACCTTTATTAATAACAGCAAATACTGTTCGACATAACATAGTGCCACTACTACTAGCATTAAATACACCAGCTTCTGTTATCGCGCCTGTATGAGAACCTGCAGCATAAGTACACGCGTATGTAATAACTGCTCCTGCTACTGTACCGCCAGAAGTAGTTAAACCACTTCGTGTACTAAGTTGTGTTCCCAGTGCGGTATCTCCAACGACTGCTGCAGTAGAATTAGTTCCAACACCCATATGAGTCATTACACTTGCAGTAGCTGCATTCATTCTAGATGCTATCCAACTTTTACCAGCTGTAACAACAAGGTTATTAACTTCTTGTACAACTTTGCCATTAAGCGAAATTGATAATCTGCCTGTAAGGGCAACTCTATCTTGTATACTCATAGTAAGCTCCATATTTCTAAGTTATAGTAACTGTAATATTATCTGTACGAAATCTGTCAGGGTCCACTAGTAAAGCATGGGTATTCAATGGAGCAGTATTAATTGCACCACCATAATCTGTAAAGTACCCATCAGCTGCTGTAATAGAATTAGCAACTTGTATATTAATTTGTAATCCTAATGCATCTGCAATACTAAACGAATCTGAAAAAGGTTTCGTAGTACCTAAAGAAACAAGCTCGTTAATAACTGATATATCAGCTAGTACTTTAGTAGTATCTATTAAATTAAGTGCATCCGCAGTTGCTACACTATCTGCTTTATTTAATTGAGGCGCTAATACAACTTGATCTGTATTTGCTACAGAATCTGCAAGAATTTTAGCATTACTTATCGCAATAAGTTCCTGAATAGCAAGTAATTGCTCAGTAAAAGCCCGTTCCCACGCTACAAATCTTGTAAATCCTGCACTATCATCAACTGTTACAATATCATCTGGTAATTTATTTTTACTATCATAATCTAAATGAATATCTGTGATAGCATTAATATAATCTAAATCAGTAACAGCCTTAATAACCGATATGTCGGCGACTGGATTAATATGACCTATTGATGAACGTGCATTTCCAATTAAGGATTTTCCTAATGCCATCAGAAGTCCTTTCTTACTTTAAACTTAAGTTTATCAAATAGAGTTTGGACTCGTGTATCGGCATACGTTAGTGCAATTTCACCTTCGTAAGTACCAGCAGCAACATCTAGAGTAGTTAGATTCCATGTCATAAAGCATTTTCCATTTGTATATGGAGCAATCTTTGTACAAGTCATCGTATCTAAAATAGTTGAACTACCTAAAGCTTTAAATTTTACCGTAACAGCGGGATCGCTAATATCGATTATAGCCCAGGTACTTGAGTCATCTGGGTCTAGTGTAAGACCGGCTAAAGCGGTGTTGGAATCTTTTAAGGTAAGGTTTATCTCTGGTTTATCATCACCAGCAACTAAATTAATAGTTTCGTAGTAAGCCATTTTTAACTCCTAAGGAGGTTTTTCTCAGCATTGGCTATGCAGCATTTGCTATTTTAGAATACGTTAATACTTTATAAAGTCAAACTAATTATACAAATCCGTTATCTTCTAATTTAGTATTAACTTCAATTTCATTATTACCCCACATACCTGAGTTAATAAGCTGTTTACAACTAGCTTCATATCGTAGATAGTAGGTATTATTTTCATCTTTCATATCCCCGCTAATAGCCCCATGTGCTTTATACGCCGAGTAATTCAGTAATGCTTCTGTGTATACTTCATTAATTTTTAAATCTGTAGTAGTTGTCTTAGCTTTTTTAGGAGCTGCTGCGTATTTTAAAAGAATTTGAGTACGTTTAGGTGTTTCAGCATCTGTACCTTTAATAATTGCTTTAAATGGTTCAGGTATAAGAATAGATACATGTTGATCTATTTTTTGTACTAATTTTACTGAATTATCTTTAATAGGTATTTCTGTAAAATCTGAAGCGTAATATGCGTAGATAGAAGCAAGAAAATCTGAAGGTAAAGTAAATTCTTCTCCGTCTAGTGGGTTATCCATCTCTAATGTTTTTATCACTAAATGAAATCGTTTATGTAAAGCTAAATTAGCTAAATTTACATAATTAATAAATTTATTTTGATTAACTATTTGTACTGCAGAAGGTGCTGGGCTTGGGTTAGCTGACATGTCACCAACACTAGCAATAGCAAGCTTACTACATTCTCCAGTAGACAAATAATCAATATATTCAGAAACTTTCATACTAATATCCTTTAAAAAAGAGGTAGGCAAGAGTGCCGAAACCCTTACCTACCCAGGAGGCACAACAACTCGTTGAGAAGACGAGTTGGCATGAGTTCTTAAACAAAGTAGGAGCTATCTCCTGCTTTCTTAGTTGTACTATCACCCCACATAGTTGAGTTTTCTAATTCATCATCTTCTTGTGTTTGTGGCCCTACTTCACTTGGTTTCCATGCATTTAATTCTGCTAGCATAGTAATTGTATCTATCTGATCATCGTGTTTACTTTTAAACCCCTTAAGAGTAGCTAAAGATAACTCAAAAAGCAACTCTACAAGTTCTTCACTGTCTTTTAGTTCTTCAGGCAACCATATTTTTTTAGATTTAAATAAGGGAATAGCATTCTGTTGAAATCTACTCATCTTATCTTTAGTCGGCCTAATACCTATTGTATTACTATTTCTTCCCTTAGACAAAGTAAAATAATTATTTCGTTGTCCCATTTCATTTTGGATCCAACTAATAAACCCTCCTTGCTGTCCGGTAGTTTCAATACCTACTTCCTGTGGTCGATATTCCTGAACTAATCTAAATAATTCATCAATAGTCTTATCCATTAATGTTCGTTTACAAAACCCATCCACCCAAAGCCAATCTCCATTATTATTGTATGCCCATACGTTAATAACACTAAAATCAGCGTGTTCCTTATCACTAGTAGCAAAATCAGTAGTAATATAAAAGTTATACGCACCTTTATTTTGTAGTACATTACTACGCTTATACCAAATTATATCTGAATCATTAATCAATCTTTCTTCAGGAGACGTAATACGTAACATTAACTCTTGATTAAATGAATCTAATTTACCAGCACCTTTAGATTTAAAATACTGATTATTTACATAATCAAAACTAAACCTATCTTCCCAAGCGCCTTTAAACTCTTCACGAGAGCACGGAAATGCCTCACAAACCGGATATACATTAACATACCAGACACCCGATTCAATTGCCTTATATAAAGGATCTTTAGCATTAAACGGAGTTCCAGACCAAATAACTTTCCTCTTATTAGGATGTAACGCATAGTCAATGGCCGAGTAAACAGTATTTTCCACATTTTCGATAATAGTTGCAGACCTAGCATCTTCATCTCCTAGTAGATCATCAAGTACAGCAAGTTGTGGTCTCGTATTTAATTCAACCGTACCACGAACACCTGTTTTAGCACCATGTCCTGTAACAACAAACTCTTTACCTTCAGCATTCTTAAAATACCATCTAATGTCTGTAAATCTAGAAGTAGTAATGTACTTCTTTAAAAACTCACTATTTTCACATCTGCGTTCCATACGTAAACGCATCTTCTTTACACCATTCTCAATACTATCAGATACATACAGTGCATAGTCTACATTACCAAATCCTGGAATTGACCCGTAAACCGCTATATACAAAAACAAATACTCAGCAAATATAGTAGTTTTAGCTAAACCACGAGCACACATGTTAGCTGTGTTCTCTTTTTTACCTGCTATTTTATCCATCATCTTGTAATGTATTACCGGAGTCTTGTTCTCTTCCCCCTTTTCACCATTAACTAATTTAATAAACGACACAAACTCTAATGCAAACTCACTAGGTACGTAAGTAGGATCATCATTGTAATCAATGTCATTAAGCCATTCATCTACTGTTTTTTTAACTAGGGACATTATTCACCTCACGTTTACCCAAATGGGCTATCGAACCAACCCATCATTATTGTAATAAGAAAGTTATTGGCTAGAAGAGTTAATGTATTAATTGCTATCATCCAAATTAACCATTTGAAAATTATTGGCTTAATCATATTATTCCTTTGTGTTATTTATTATAACGGATGTCCATGTAGCTTGAGTTATTAATACGTTATCAACATATGCTTTACCAGAAAATTTAGCATATTTGGATAAGTTAGTAGTGATGTTTATATCAAATTTTATTTGATCTCCAGGAAGTGCAGGTTTAATAAATTTAACTTTATCTATTGTAGTTACATAAGCTAATTGTCCTTCAACTAAATCAGCACAACCAAATAGTAGTCCTCCAGATTGAAACATCCCCTCTAATATAAGTACTCCTGGCATAATAGGAAAATTAGGAAAATGCCCACTAAAATAAGGCTCGTTATGTGATACATTTTTTAAAGTAACTATATTTGTATCAGTTTTACTTATAACCTTATCTACCATAAGAAACGGATATTTATGTGGAAGTACTTTAAGTATTTCTGAAACGTTATTTTTCATCAATGACCTCATAAGTTGTTTCAACAGGCGGCGTATTCACCTTCCGAGCTAATATTTCACTATGTGCTATCTCCTTAGCACTGGATTGCCCATTTAAGATCATCTTTAGTTGTTGCTGTGCAAGTGCTTTAGTAGTTGCACGTAGATCCTCTACTATGTCATTACTGTAGTTAATATCAATATCTAGTTTAGCGACAGCAGGAGCTGCTAGGTTGCTAATTAAACTTTCTGCAGCTTTCTGCCTTACTAGCTCTGATTTAGCTGTGTGCATCAGCTCTGCTTGTACGTTGATAGCTTCCTGATACACTCCCGCATTTAATATATGCGTAGGCACCATAGTTTGTTCCATGATCTTAGTTATGAGCCCTGTTTTACTATAGTTATCTGCAAAACTAGCTATATAGGATCCAGAAGCCCCTTTATCTATTAAATTCTGATATCGATCCGGGAATACTTTACTATACGCAGTAGATGACTTATCTCCCATTAACTTAAGGGACACAAACTTAACAGCATTTACATAAGCTGCTAATGAGTATTTACCGGTAGACAACACTGCAGCATACGTTAATGTATTATCCCGAAATACTCGTCTTAACTCTGAATCAGGCTCTGAATTAATAACTTCTACAACAGCATCAGTTATATGCTTACGGAAGCGCTTATCCGGAAGGGCCCCTTCTAACATACCTTTAGTTAAATGATCTGTTGTTTCTAAATTAGTATCTACATCTGCTAAATTAGTTAATTGCATTATTAGCCTCGTTCCATTTAATAATTAACGCATTATGTGATGAGTCTTCCGCGTAACACTCATGCGGAGATACCATCCACTTGTGGTCATCTAATCTTACTATGAAATTTTTTTCTACTAATTCTACCCAGTACTTCTCCCAAGTACGGTAGTCTGTTATCCACTTTACTGTCCTAATAAACTTATGTTTGTCTATCTCATTGTCTTTATTAGCTAATACCATAAGTGGTAAAAGTAGTGCTTGCCCGGTACGAGACAACTCATCTATACGAGACGGCTCATCATCTTCTATTTCACAATATGTATTAATGTATTTACTCATCAAGGTATATGTCTAAATGTTAAACTTATTCTACGTCCTAATGGCGCACTTACTGAATGCTTGTATTTATTCTGGAAGTCACCTTCAGGCATTACGTAACAACTTCTATCTGTTAGTTTAATCTTAAAATATTTACTACGATCATTCCTAGCTATAGTAGCAACTGTTGTTTCTCCTAAACTGATAGTTGCTACAGCCCCTACAATTCCGTTATTTTCCGTGAAAACAGCTTCATCATCTGAGTGAAGGTCTAGACCCTTATTAGTATATAAATTAACTAATAAACTATTAAAATAGTTATTAGAAAACACTAACTGGTTTTCTATATCTCTAGCAATGTTTTGAAATAAAACAGGCATTTCCTGAGCTTCGTGCCTTAAATCTGTATACGCGTATTCAACACAACCAAATGCTTGTTCTTCATCTAGATTAGTTGATACATCTACAGGACCATACCAAGTAGCTATGTGGTTACGATTGGTATGAAAAATATACCCAAGTTCCTGAGTTTTTCCTCCCCAATCAGCTCTTTCTTCCCGTTTACCCGTTAATTTTTGCCAAATTTTAGGAGCATACTGCTGTAACCATGCTGCTTTTTGTTTTCTAGTCATACTGCTTGCTGCTTTGGTATTACCTCGGCTGATTTTTTCCTGTTTTACAACTGAGTCCCAAAGACTATCAAAGTCTCGTAAAACAGAATGTTTTTTGTTATCAATAGATCCTAAAATTATTTCTTGGTCATCTACAAGTATGATCTTATCATTAAGCATTTTATTTCTTCTCTTTTTTCCATCGCGTAAGCTGAAGGTACATTAAATGATTTTTTCTTTTTTGCGTTTTTCGTAACTTAGCTTGATAAACGTGATGCGCTGAAGGAGATCTAATAACACTTGTTACTAGTAACATAACAAACAAAGGCCACAATCCAGTTAAATATGTCTTAAGAGTCATTTAACACTTTTCTACTAATTAAGCGCATTCTTATAATAATTACAATCCAACGACAAAGTTTCCAAATAGTTTCAGAAAAATATTTTGGATAGAAAACAAGAGGCGATTCCATTGGTAAAGTAGGTCGCCTATCTTTACGTGATTTACGGCGGAAAACCCCACCTTTAGTAGGATGAATCTTTTCAATACCAATACAACCTTTAAACATAGTAATTAGGGTAACTAAGTCTAGTGCTTTACTGGAACTTGTACCAGTTGCCATCATACGTTTTAAAGTAGTTTTGGTATGCTCATATGTGTAATAAGCATTCCAAGCTTTATAATAAGTTTCTTCCCAATTTACTTTTGACATTTTAGGATGTGCAGTAACTGCATGATTTAAATCATACATGTTTAAATCTTCATCCATAGCAACTCCAGCAGTGTATAACTTCTCATGATCTTTTGAACCAGGAAGAGGCGTAAGACAAAGAAACGATATTAGATCCATAGGAAGTTCTTTTTTAATAATTTCAATGTCGCGCAAGATTGATTCTTGAGTATCATTAGGGAAACCTAAAATATACCCGCAAGAGGTTATAATTCCAGCCTCATCTAAAGCAAGCAACATTTTACGGTAATCAGAAATTTTATTTTGCCGCTTATCGACACTTAAAAGAGCATCAGAATTAATATTTTCTAAACCAATAAAAACCTGTGTAACACCTGCGCGTCTTGATTTTTCAATAAACCCTGGCAACTTATAGGCAAGAGTATCAATCATAAAAGAAAACTCGATTTTTAATTTATGAACTTCACGCAACTCAATAAACATATCTAAAATGCTTTCCCAATTCTTATTTCGTGCAAAATCATCATCAGAAATAAAAAATAAATGTAAGCCCTGTTTAACGTTAAAGCGGATTATGCGCTCAATACTTTCAACTGACCTGTTTCTTGATGTATGTCCTTGAACATTTATAATCGTGCAGAACGAACAAGTAAAAGGGCAACCACGTCCAGCATCAAAACTAGCTGTTAAACCTGCCGTCAGACGAACTCTATCTGCCGGAATAAATGGCATTGCAGTATTACTAATATCAGGTAAATCATCTAAAAAGTTGTAAATTGGTTTAAGTTCGTTATTAGCCGCATCAATTAAAACTTGTCCAAGTCTGTCTTCAACTTCTCCTGAAAACATTGAAACACCAATGTCTAAAGCCTTTTGCATGTAAGCATCAGGCTCTTTAATCATTGCCAACACTCCTGATATATGAAAACCTCCCATAGCAACTTTAATACCCATTGCTCGTAATGGTGTAGCAATATCTAATGCACGGGGAAATTGACTTGATTGTACACCAACAAGCATAAGCATTCCGTCATCTGCACTTTTTATTAAAGAAGCAATTTTATCTGTATTAATGTGTGTATTTGTTTCGTCAAATACATGAAGGTCTATTTTGACATTTTTACCTAATACCCTAGTCTTTTTACATTCAGTAGCTAAACCATAAAGACAAGCTAGTGAATTTGCCGGCAGCCAAGACCTAAACCACTGAATTACATATCCGTCATCGTCATAATGTGAAGGTGCCACCAAAACAAGGCTGAATGTTTTCATTTAGTTCTAAGTCCTTTAGTAGTTTGTGTATCCCACATATGCTTAACTATAAAATACCGCCTGTCATCTCCATTAAACATAACATCTGGATTAAGCATATACTCCTTTTTAGTGTATTTACGAATCAAATCACATTTCTTCAAGGCACGAACGCCTATTGTAAAGTCCCCTATTGTTACCCCAACTGTTTTAGCTATTTCTTTAGGAGTCCCTACTACCATATTTATTCTATTAATGTGATACATCATCTTGAGCAACACCAGTGCTGCGGAGCTGTTTAATTTATTTTTAGATAAAAAAGTAGCTGGATGTGTACCTAATTGAAATTTGTTAAACATGTATTACCAAAACCCTCCTTCTAGTGGCTTCTCGCTGATATACATAGTTAGCCTGTAGTTCTTAGGATTCTTTATATACGTCTCTCGTTCTTTCATAGAGGTCTCCCCTATTTCATAATTCATAAAGACCCCACAGTTCCATTTCACCACCCACTCACCTTTTACCTTTTCCTCTATCACATAAATAAAGTTCCGATGTCTCCTTGGTTCTCTCCCTTGAATCATCTTTCACTCCCCTATTTAGTTAGCTAACTATAAAGCAATAGTACCCTAAAAACTACAAATAGCAATGCTTAACTTCAGTTTAACGTTGTATACAACGCTTAACGGCTCAGTTAAACCACGTATACAACGTTTAACTTTTTGTAACTTGTTCTATCTAAAGAAGTTATTCCCCCTTAAGAACATAAGAAGAGTCCTCCAGACTTCTCGCCCCTGCGGGGCTTCAGTCTGTCGTCCTCGCTACCGCCTATATTATTATTATATTATATAAATGAGAGAGGCAAACAGTAAGATGGTCTACGAAAAAGCCATTAGCAATTTTTTCATTCTAGGTAGATGTGCAGTACTAACTAGCTGAAAGCTAGAAACCAAAGACCATCCCCCCTCCTTTAAAACAAAACGATCTTTTACCCACACACAAGATGACCTCCAGTCATCAGAGGCAATCATGCCTCCAAGATCCAAGGAGATTAACATGAAGAAGATGTATAGAGCAGGTTCAGATGCTGTTGTAGGAGTCCTAGAGCCAGTAGTTGACCTAGGTAAATCCTTAGCCATCGGTGCCGAAATGGGTCGCCGAGTTATGACAGACGAGTGCTTCCATCAGGAGCTCGCTTCTGAAGGCGTTATGCGTAAATCGCTCGATAAGTGTAAACTTAGTCCTGAGCGTATAGCTTACTATGAACGTAAGTATCATATCGCATCCTAAAGGCCCTGTCCTCGAGCGTGTTCCTACGCTCGGGGGCAACCCTTATTTTTACACACAAGATAACACAGTAAGAGAGTGCCTCGAGAGACATAGATTCTACTAGTAGCAAGTTTTTATAAAACCTTTCGCCTCCAGCGAAAAGGAACAATAACGTTCCTGCTTCAAACAGTTGTGTTCTTAGACTGGACGCAACTGTACTTTTAATTCTTTATCCTAGGAGGATAGTTTTATGTCTAATCAAACAGTTGGTTTAGTTTCAAATTTACCTGTTAACGGTAATGGTCGAAAATCTACAGATGTAAAGTTTAAGTTTAATCTTGGTATAGATACTCCTTATCAGTATGTATTTACTGTAGGAGCACATGACACTAATTTAGAAGCGATTCGGAAATTGATGACTGTTACAGGTATCACTAATTTCTTTGCTAAGCTAGGAGACGACTACCAGTTAGTCGATTCTGACGGCAAGGGCATCCAGATTAAAGGTAACAACGGAGATTCTTGTGGCTTTGTTAATCATAGTAATTTTGATAAAGAAATTACTTTAGAAGTCCACGGTGAAGATATTATTGAAGCCGCTAAAGTAAGTATACTCGCAGTAAGGGATAAACTTACTATCGCTTCTGCGTTTACCGCGTAGAACAACAGTTTCATCAATATTGGCAGACCTACTTAATTGTAGGTTTGCCTTTATTTTTTACTTATAAGATAGATAGAACTTAATCCGCCTCCAGCGGGTTGGCGGGTTCTTCCCGCTAAAAGTTTTCTTCTTTCAACGTCAAAAGAGGAGGTTTGAAATGACATACAATCAGGCTATAGAGCATGAGTATTTTAATTACTTCAATAGGATTATAGGTGTAGATCCTGATCCAAATATAAAAAGAGTACTATTTGTATGTGATGAATACGAACGTATACATAATTACGAAAGATCATCACCTCGCTTAATTCCTAAAGAATGGGGTGATCTACCAATTGACGAGTTCTATAAACCAAAGCCTGTAATATTGGAGGCATCATGATTAACTACATAATTATCTGGCTATTAGTAGTAATAGGACTATTTGTAACTTCTGATGTTGTTAATACATGGGAAGTTGCTAATAACTATCCATACGGTAAATTGTGTGACTTATATAATAACTGTAAGTAATAACCCGAGACCAGCGTTAGCTGGTCGTAGGGTTTAATGGTAAGATAGAATAGGTAGTGATTCTATAATGTGGAGGTTTTATGAAAACTTATACAGTATATGAGATTCAAAGGGAAAAGATAGAAAATAAAGTTAACCCTAGGTTAGTCAAATTTAATACTGTCCTTGCTATGTCTAGCGAATCAGCTAGGCGGAAAGCAATTATTGGAACTGATAAAGAGTATAGTACTACACGTGCCTATGCATACACTAAGGAAAAGGTATGAGCTCTGTAAAATTTACTAATCAACTAGACGATCTATTCCAGGAATGGGTTAGGCAAGAGTACAAGGCTAAAAACTATAGTGGTACGTATAGTAAAGAGGCTTTGCTTAAATTTATTAAACAAGTAGAAGATTGGACTATGTTTACGTATTGCGTAAAAGAGGGTAAATCCATGGATACTATATATAAGTTAGAGCCTAGTGAATTAAAGGAGCAATAAGATAATGTGGATACTACTAATGATTGTGTTTAGTCAACCTTATCAAATATCACATATAGATGTTATGGGTGCATACGGAAGTAAAAAGTCCTGTACTAAAGAAGTGCAACGGGCTTTAGATTTAGATATACCTGTAAAAGCTAGCTTTGGCTGTATATTAGTTAAAGGTTTACCTAAGTTACGAGGTGTAACAATAAGGAGTTAATATGAAATGGATAGTGGCTCATCATATGGAAGGCAGCCCAGAACTTGCTAAATTAGGAGATGAAGATAACAATATTTTAGAGTTTGATTCAGAATCTGATGCTGTTTACTATTTGTATAAAATAGGGCAGAACTTAGAAGAAGTAATGATAATCCCTGAAATGGAGTTTCTGTAATGTACCATGTTTTGCTTAGTGAACAAGAAATAGCATATCTTCAAGATATAGTAGTTCAAAAGTTAAATAACTACTCAGGACATGAATCTAAAGTTTTAGAAAGTATTAAGAAAAAACTAGACGATCCAGAAAATGCCGATGAGTACTACGATGGACCTGAGTATTAAATGAAAGAAAAAGATGTAAAACTTATTCTTATTCCTGTTACTAAACCAGAGAGACTTTATCAATGTGGAACATGGAGCTGGGTATATCCACCTAAAGGATACCTAGCTTATAACGCAAAAAAGGAGGAGCATAAAAATGAAACTACCAATACCATCATTCCGTAATACACTTGCTTTAGTTGGGGTTGTTAAGGATTTACTACCTAGTAACAATACATCAGATTCTAGTTTATTAGGAGTTATTAAAGAGCAAGCAGATAGTATTTACGCTAAGAAAAATGAAATATGTATACTAGAAGAAAAAGTTACAAACTTAAATAAACGTATATGGGAGTTAGAAGAAACTCTAACAATCACTAGTGATGAGTTACGTGCAGCTATTAGTACTCTTAGTCAAAACGATCTAGAAGTAGGTGGTAATCCAAGCACCACAGCAGGAGAATCATCAAACTATGTCTAAGAAAACTAATCCTAAAGATGCAATATCTATTAAAAAACCTAGGTTTTATTCTGGGTTACCATTAAATGTAACTAAAGAAGTTAGTATTGGGATGATGGAGGGGGCTATGAAATATGGTCGCCATAACTATCGTGTAACAGGGGTCCGTGCTAGCGTCTACCTAGATGCTACTATGGGCCATCTAGCTGATTACTGGGAGGGTCAAGATATTGACCCAGATAGTAACCTTCATCACATAACTAAAGCTATAACATCGTTATACGTACTGAGAGACGCTCAGTTGCAAGGTATGTGTGAAGATGATCGACCACCTAAGTCAGATGTTGAAGGAACTAAAGCTTATCTACAAGTTATTGTAGATGAGTTATTTAAAAAATACCCTAAGGAGACCAAATGACTAAAGAAGACATAGCAACTATAGTAGCTAAGACAGCAAATATAAGAAAAGGAGTAGCAGAGAATAGTATAGATGTAATTTTAAAATGTATGAAACAAGGCTTAAATAAGAATGGGTCTTTAACCATTCGAAAGTTTGGCTATTTTAATACTAAGAATAAAAGAGAACGATCTGGGCGTAATCCTAAAACAGGTGAACCTGCTGTTATTACAGCTCGAAGAGTTGTAACATTTAGCCCTTCTAAAACCTTAAAACAAGAGGTAAATAAGTAATGGAAAAGTATTTAGATAGGTTTGCATGGATAACTATTTGTTTTACGATTGTGTACATCGGAGGACATCTGATTAACGCTAACTAAAGTAAATAACAATTAAATAATACTAGTGTATATCGCCTCTAAGCGTTAGTTCTTAGGGGCGTTTTTTATTTATATAGTTAAGGGAGGGTATATGACAACTGCTACTAAACAATACGCATTAGAAACTTCTTGGTCTACTCGAGTTACAGATGAAATTGTACTTCAATCTATTGAAGGATCTATTCCTGAGCAAATGGAATCAACTATTTTACAAAATATTACTGAAATTAATAAAGGAAAAATAAACAATAAAACAATACTTATTAAATTCTTTTCTATTATCCTTAAAGACACTATAGCTAAACCTATTCAAGCTATTGCTGGGCAATTGGGACATATTGCACATGTTTCAGATCCTGAAAAAGCAATTCATTGGGGATTTTTACTTATTAAACTTTGTAAAGATAGTGGTTTGTACACTTTAATGTTAGTTGACACGGACTGGTACGTGCACCCTAATTTTGCCCTAAATAAAAGTACAAGACAAAAAATAAATAAATTGCAATATCTGCCTCCTATGAAAGTAATACCTAAGAATTGGTCTACTAATCGTAATGGAGGATGGTTATGGGAAAGTAAACATTTAGTACTTGGTAATACATTTACTAAACATAACAAACCTTTAGCTTACGATGTTATTAACAAATTACAAAATATTCCTTGGGAAGTGGATTCTTCAACTTATTTATTTGAAAAACAAACAAATAATATGATGGATAAAAAGAAATTTCTAAGAGTAATTGATGAGTATTTAGGTAATCCCTTTTATTTTGTATGGAGATATGATTCTAGAGGTAGAAGTTATTCTTCTGGTTATGATTTAAATTTACAAAGTAATGAATATGGAAAAGCATTGCTTTCATTACACAACAAAGAAAAAATTACTAACATATCTAATCTATACATAGCAATAGCTAATCATGGTGGTAAAAATAAGCTTACCTGGGAAGAACGTAAAAAGTGGTTTCTTTCTCAAAATATCGATTCCATTTCTTGGGAAGAACCTATTTTAGGCAGAAAAGCTATTAGAGCATTAGAAGACACTCTTAATAATAAACCTTCAGGTTACGTTATGAGCTTAGATGCTACATCATCTGGATTGCAAATAATGGCAGTTATATCAGGGTGCAAGAAAACTGCTAAATTAGTAAATTGTATTGATTCAACTACTAGATATGATCTGTATACAGAAATAGTTAAAATGATGAATCAAAAGCTTTCAAAACCTGTATCTAGAAAGATTATAAAGCAAGTTGCAATGACTCATTTTTATAATTCTAGAGCTACACCTAAAGCATTGTTAT